AGACGATCAGGTATCTCAACATCTACTCAACATCACCCACAACGTGTAGCTATGTGGTTTACATGGGGTGACTTAGGTTTTACTGGTGTCAAGACTACCTGCGGTGAAAAGTATTGCTGTAATCCTTTCCATCTTATTCCTCAACACGTTGGCGTTTTTGTAGACCAAGATAGTTACATGGATTCCTTTGAGCTTGCTTGTCAACTGCATACCCTACGTCAACAAGTAGCTGAATATGTAATTGAAGAGGCCATCAAATCTGAACAAAAACAAGACGAAACTGCTGAGATTGAAGCGAGAGCAGCACTTCTTATGAATCCAGATACACAGTTTGGAGAAAGGTTTGAAGCAGTAATGACTGACATGTTGTCCGGTAAACATATCTCTCAAACAGAACCCAACGACCCAGGCTTATTCCGTGCTCCGACAGATAACGAGGAGAATGATGAAAACCCCACGGAAGAATTTTAAATTACTTATCCTTATTAAAGAGTCATTCAATTATGTCAAGACGCACAGACTTACTTCAGCAACTTCTTCGGTCAGATAAATTTGGCGAAGAGAAACAGAACGAGCAAAAGTTCTTAGCTGCTACTGCTGAGCTTATCCTTACGGACTTAATCAATGTTGCTATGAATGGTGTTGAAACAAAAGGAGCTGGCTCCCTTGTCATCAATCTCGTTAACGACTCCACTACTTATATGTCTGGCCATGACGTTGAGTTCGACTTAGTCGCTGCTGAACGCGAAGAAGATACTGAGATTGTGGATTTCCTACGCTCATTGATTGAAGAGATTGACGAGAATGACTGGTCTAAAAACGTATTAATTACATTGATCAGTGATGCTGGAACAAGAACATTTAGTCTCGAAGCAGGAGGGGGCCAAGAAAGCCTCCGAGCGGTCACAGCAGAATTTAGCGGATAAGCTAAAAGCATCTGGACTTAAGCTGCCGTTATATCCCACACCTCAAATCATTGAGCGTGCTCGTTCAGTCATGGGTTCAATTGACTTTGACCCTACGTCTGATCCAGTCCAGCAAGTGCTGGTTGATGCTACTTCAGTTCCATCTGTTGAAGCCAATCCACTGCAAGAACACTGGCATGGCAATGTGTTTGTTGCACCCAAAGGTGCTGTAAGAACTACAAGGATATGGTTGAATAAAACGATTAATGAATATCGTAATCATCATATTGATAGCTTTGTATTCTTTACGAATGCTTCTGAGATTATGAGAGCAGCACCCGTGCTACTTGATTATCCTTTCTGCATTCCATTCAAACGTGTCAAGCAGCTCAGAGCTACAGCTAAAGGTTTTGAACCAGTCTGCCCATCAACTTGGAACATCATTATTTACGGTCCACCCGTTGATGTAACCATTACCTCAGTTGATAAGGTCTCACTGTTCTATAACAGCTTCCGTGATATTGGTCGTGTCTGCCTTAATGAATTCACTGGTGATTCATGGCAACGTGACCTTGAGTATTACGACGAGCGTAGAGGTAACGTCTAATGGTTAAGCAGCTCTCACCTAGTGCTCTGTACGATCTACCTTCTGGTAACCGTGTTCATCCTTGTCGGTTAATTCATAGAGACGGTACTATTATGTGGAGACACGCTGTTGTCTCACCATATAACGAACTGTTTCTACCTGAAACTGAAGCGCATGAAGCACACATAATTAAGACAGCAGCACGCTTAGAAGAGCTGAACTGTTGGGCATCACAAGGTCTTGAGCCTTGGGATTGTCTCATTCCATTGATGTGGTACATACCTGTTCACCAGCACATACCTTTTTCTGAAGGCTATGCCTGTACGTTCAGGCACGCCTCTATAGACACCAAAACATTGTTAGAAAAAATCCGCCCCCATATTCAAGAGTTCGAATCTCTCTCACATGCTGACGGAAACCTTTACTTCCAGAGATGTTAGCCGGCTAACACCGGCAGTATGTCAGTCGAGCTTACTGATCAGTCGATTCAAATACCACACCGCTTTCTCACAGTCTTGCTTAGGGTTGTCCTTAAGCCAGACACGTAAGAGATACTTCAATGCTTGGCCTTGTAGATATCCTTCAGCAGTACTTGGTGCATCACTAATAGCTTGCTCAATGATGTCAATGACTTCTTGACTGCCACGTGTGTAATGAGCAGGACTATTCACCATATCTTTTGGACCGTACCAGTTTCTGTTGATATCAATCACATCTTTACGACGTGCCAAGATTTCATTCAAGCCTTCAATACCATCGGGGTCAATTGATTCAAAACTATCTTCCTCAAACCCATACTCCTTCCACTTGTTGAACTGTTCAAATGTCTTTAATTCTTTTTTGAACTTCTCGTAATCCATATGACCCATTTATTAGCTCGCCTATCTAATATAGAAACAACCGACTCAATATGTGAGATATGCCTGCACCAAAGTCAGACCCAACGTTTATTAAAGACAAAGATAAATACTTTATGGGTCTAGCCAAACAAGTAGCTACGGGTAGCACGCATCCGATTGCAACAGGTGGCTGTGTGATTATCCGTGATCGTGAAATATGTGGTGACGGTAGAAGCATCCTTGCTGATTGCAAGGTAGAGATTGACTGCATTACCTATGCCATTGCCACTGCCTGTAAACGTGGCACACCTGTGACTGGAGCAACCATTTACTCCACTCGCTATCCATTCTCTGCGTCTGTCTTTCAGTTATACCTGATGGGCATTCGTAAAATCGTAGTCCTTGCTCATGAATGGGAGCCCTATTACAAGGACGAATTCCGACGTGCAGCACGATTAGCACGAGAACTATCTATATCTATTGAACCACTTTTTGAAGATGACGACGAACGTTTTAGCACCAACAACAACGCACCAACATTTGACGAACGCGAAAAGCAATTCGCAGACAAAGACCTCTATACGAGCAGTCCAGCAGAAGCAAGCGCTTTCAGCCCTACAGAACTATCAGAACAATACGATGACACAGACAGCACTACTATTTGACTTGGAATCGACTGGCCTTTTGCGCCGTGGTTCACAAATTCACTGCATTGTTGCACGTGATTTAAGTCAAGCAGACAAGCCTTTGGTGTGGGATGTCCCACGCAATGATGTAGCTGAAGGTATTGAACGTCTACGTAACGCTGATGTTCTTATCGGTCACAACATTATTGGCTACGACATTCCACTTATCAAAGAAGCATATGACTTTGACTATCAAGGTCAGGCTATTGACACTCTTGTCCTTAGTCGTCTGTTCTATCCACACATTGTTGACCGTGATCACGAACGTCGCCCTTACGGTATGCCACAAAAACTCTACGGAAGGCACAGTTTGGAGGCTTGGGGTTATCGCCTTAAGTGTTTCAAAGGTGACTTCGGTAAGCACGAAGCTGCTTGGGATGTTTACACCCCAGAAATGCTTGACTACTGTATTCAAGATACAGAAGTTACCGTCAAATTATATGAACTACTCCTTCGCAGAATGAATGATTATGCTTGATTGTGTCGAACTAGAAATGCGTATGGCTGAGCTTATGTCTCAGCAAGAAGTATCAGGCTTCCGCTTTGATGTACAGGCAGCAGAACGTGTACGCAACGAACTGTCTGCTGAGATGGAGGAGCTAGAAACTAGCGTCCTTAAGCGATTCCCTTATGTGCCAGGCAAAGTCTTCACGCCTAAGCGTCAGAACAAAGCTAAGGGTTATGTAGCTGGTGCACCGTTTACTAAGCTGCTTGATTTTAATCCGACTAGTAGACTGAATATTGTCTGGGCACTACAGACTTTCCGTGGTGCTCGCTTTACTCGGCTCACACCTAGTGGTAAGCCTCAGGTTGATGAAGCTTGCTTAGCTGAGATTCGTGACCTTGCACTGCAGCAAAAGAACACTCTGCTACATGAAGAGTGCGAGATGTTTATTCGTCTATTCACTCTGCAGAAATGGCTAGGTCAACTGTCTGAGGGTGCTAACTCCTGGTTCAATACCATTGAAGATGACATGTGCATTCATCACAGCTGCAGCCTCGCTACACAGACAGGGCGTAACGCACACCGTGGTCCCAACCTCGGTCAAGTTGTGAGTGCACCGTGGGCACGGCAGCTATTTATTCCTCACCCCGGTCACGTCATGGTTGGCGCTGACTTAGAGGGTCTGGAATTACGTGCACTTGGGCATTACCTTTCACGCTTTGATGAAGGTGCCTTTGCTGACGTTGTCCTCAACGGTGACATTCATCAGCAGAACGCAGACCGTGTGGGCTGCACACGTAAGGAAGTAAAGACGCTCACCTATGCGTTTATCTATGGCGCTGGTGACGTGAAGATGGGGCACAGCCTCAGTCCTGAACTGTCTGACCCACAGAAGAAGCAGCTAGGTCAAGAGCTGCGACGCAAATTCCTTGACGCTATCCCTGGTTTGGAGCCACTTATCGATGCTGTTAAACAAAAAGTCCGTGATACCGGTCGTCTTAGGGGCCTCGATGGCCGCCCTATTTTCTGTCGTGCAGAGCATGCAGCACTCAACTATTTACTCCAGTCATGTGGAGCCATCCTCAGCAAGCGCTGGGTGGTAGTTGGGCAAGACTTGCTTGACCAAGCAGGCCTTACATATAACCGTGACTACACACGCTGTGCCTACGTGCACGATGAAGTTCAACTCTCTGTTGTGCCGACTGAAGCTGACCATGTAGCAGAACTACTTGTTAAAGCTGCTCCTATTGCTGGACAGTATTACAAGTTCCGCGTGCCGATTACAGCAGCTGCAGATACTGGTGACAACTGGGCCGCTACTCATTAAATAACTAAATTTAGATAAACTATAGATATTGATTAAC